TTGTATCAGAATCGCCTGCAGCTGCACCCACTATTATGGGGACCCACTGAAATGTGCCTGAACTTGTTTCTCTATAGACTTTAAATTGATCGTCGTCTGTATCGTACCATGTATCTCCTTCTGAAATATAACTTCCTGTTGGAGTTGATGTGCCCCGAAAATCTTGATCTGCTAATTCTTTTAATGCATCTCTTAAATTAGTTGATGTTACCGTTCCATAAGGTACAACAGTAACATTTGCGGCTGTAATTTGTCCTGGAACTTCAAAGGGAACTGCTAATGTATAAGCCTGTAATTCTGTGACATCGTCCGTAATATCAATAGTTGTTGAAGTTCCAGTAACACTAACCTCTGTAACACTTTCTGTTACTTCTATTGTTGTTTGAGTGCTCATCGTGTTACCTCAGGTGTAATAGTTACATCTCCTTGCATAATACGTTTAACAATAGAGTCACTAGAAGTATAAATTTCTAAATCATATACATATTGTCCTGCAGAAATACCTGAACTTGTGGCTGCAGGTAATTGCATTTTTAAAGCACCATTAGCCGCATTAGTAACAGTAACAGTAAAACTAGCGGATGCTGAGCTTGCATCCACGGACGTACGCAGCTGTGCTCGACCTGAGTAATTAGCCAAGTTTAAAGCTGATCCTCCTTCCTTAATAACCAAGTCCAACGCAAAGTCGGAGCCTTGGTCGATTACTAAGTTATATGTTCCTGCACTCATGTGTATCTCTCCATTCTGAAATTATATCTCAAAGGACATAAATAGTCAAGTTTTATTTTTTAGGTGGTTATTATTAACTGAGTTTGCCAAGTATAACTCGATTAACTCCGTTTCCACTGGAATCTGTAACATCTCGAATTACAATTCTCTTATGCACGGCATCTATAGTTACATTTGCGTTTGGCCAATCCGTCGTTGCACTTATACTATTTCCGCCTCCCATTAATCTTCCTCCAACAGCTCTCCAAGAATTATCTATACTCGTACCTGTAGAAATTAAAGAACCTGTGCCTACTTCTATTACTCCTTTAAATTCTGCATTTCCATTATTATCTACTCTGAAGCCTTCTGTAGATATGGCTCCATTATCTAGGTTAAAGTAAGATCCATTGGTGGTGAACGCGGTACCAGTACTCAAATCCGTACCAGTAGTCCCATTAGCTTTAATGAGTCCTGTGGTTATTTTTCCTCCATCTATTTGTGTTATATTATTTGTACCCCCCGATCCTAAATCGTCAGCAAGAGCGGAAAAAGTAACTAGACCAGTAAAGCTTATTCCTTCTGTTACTGAACCAAAGGTTACAGGGCCGCTTCCCGTTTGATTACCTGATGATAAAGTTTCAATAGCTCTATAAGGAGCGACGAAAGTTTTTGGTCTATCATCTTCGGCAGCGGGGGGACTATGGCTAAAGTTGGTTAAACTACTAAAAGCTGCATCAGTTCCTGCGTTAGAGAAAGTATAAGTAGGACTTCCTAAATTATCTAATAAAGTTTGAACAGCACTTGTAGTATTTGCAGTAGATACTAATCCGGTATAATATACATACCCTGTTGTTATTCTAGGAGCATCATCTCCTGCAGTTCCTGTTCCTGTTGCTCCTGCTGATCCTTGCTTTGACTTAGCTAAAGTTTGTACTGTTTGTATAGTTTTTGTAGTGTTTGTTTGTTTATATGTTATAGTATATGTTATTGTTTCAGTATCTTCTTCGTTACCGGTTGTTGCATGGTCCGCAATAGTTACTACATTACTAGAAACACTTGAAGGAGTACCAATAGTAAGATCGCTTCCAACAACTGTAGCAGCAGAAATATACCACTCTCCATTATCTAAAGTACCTGTTGGATTATTGTAAGAACCTGTTCCTCCAATATAAGTATAGACAACCCCTCCAACTATTAATTCTAATGTGGTACCTCCTCCTGATATAGTAGCTACTGTAGCTCCACCAATTTTTCCATTCACATCTGTGGAATAAACATGCGAAGAATTCGAATTAGAGATAGCAACGCCTCCTGCTCCGGTTGCTACACCAATTATAGAAATACTATCTGTTGAAACTACTCCGCCTGAAGGAGTATCTCCTGCGCTCCATCCATCATGTTTTTCACCGACTTCTACTTTTACTACTTTTGGCCAGTCTGTTGGATCATACTCAGCTGGAATACTTCCACTTGCATAAGTATACGTTGCCGCCTGCGTACCTGTAGTGTTTGTCCAGGCTCCTGCAGTACCGTCAAATGTAAATCTGTATATAGGATCTGTAAAATTATTAGCAGTTGCAGTAATTACAATATTATTACTTCCACTACTGTTGTAAGAAGGATTTATATATTCCTTATCATAAATTATGGAATAATCATCAGAAGTTAAAACTACGGTTTTTCCATCTAAACCTATTGAACCGTCTTTTACTTTGACAATTTTAATTGTTTTAGATCTGGCTTCGCTTTGGTCTGTTGACTCCCTTACAGCAACGGTAAAATCTAAAGAAGCACCGCTATTATAACCTATACCTCCAGATCCATCGTGGATTTGCCACGTTAAAGTCTGATTGGTTACAGCATTGTTAGACGAATCTATATAAGAAGATTGTGCACTACCACTAACCGCTGGACTTCCTGATGTAAAACCGCCGCCTGTAATTGTAAACTCAGGATCACTATATGATAAAGCATCCGCTGTAAGTGTAATAGTCGCTTCGTTCTGTAGCGCTTCAGCAGAGTTATAGTTTAAAAACGAAACATCCAAATCTACAATAAGTGCTCTTAGTCCTGTAAGTGTTAGGTCTTCATTCCAAGTCTTATAATGATAATGAGTATATGTTCCCCCGCTTAAAAGTATCAATGCACATACACAGTCATTTGCAGTATCTATACGAAGGGCTGGTCTTGCAATCGCTTTTGCTTCATCCACACTTGTAAGAGTAGCGTTTGTACCATTTAACCGTCGATCAACATATAAAGTATTATCATCTTCTATATAAGCTACTTTTCCGCCAACATACTTATTAGTATCATATTTTATTCTGATTAAATCGCCTATTTTAAAAGTAGTAAGAAATGTAGCACTTCCTTCACTACGAACTACTTTATTACTATATTTAGGTATTGTTACTCTTACATCTGCATTTCCTGTACAGTCTACCCAGTCATTCTCAGCTGCCGCAACATATTGGGTATAGTCTCTCCAATAGGTACTTCTAGTATTCTCCCAGGTTACTACCCCTACTGTAGCTAATTTAAAATAGTCTGTAGTTGCATCGGCATCAAAATAAATAAAAGCTCTTGTTATTCCTGATCCAGAGGCCATAGCCGTAAGATCCTGTTGATGCGTAGCGGCAGTATTTTGATTAGCATTATTTACTTTTGTTCCAGGAGCTCCGGGAGATTGTATACCCCAGTCTTTTGTGTCCAAAGACCAAGTACTACCGCTCTTAGACATTTTAGTATTTATGTTGATTCCTGCAGGAACCCCGTCTACAGTTCTGTCACAGGAGACTTTAAAAGGGTCACGTAAATCAATAGATCTCCATACTATTTCTGACCTCTTTCCATCCAAACTAAAAACTTGAACACCGAAATTATGAAGACCATCTGGAACACCTCTAAATCTATAGAGTCTTCTATTTGTATTATTTATTTCTATAAGATCCGTTCCATCCGGTAGTCTTGGTTCCACATGTATGGCATAGGAAGAAACAAACTCGTATTCTGTGTCATCAGAGTTACGAGGCGGTTCCCACATAACTTGTAGCTCATTCAACTGGCTTTTATGAAGGGCTTGTTGAAGGATATAAACGGCTTCGGGCCTAGGAACATATGCGGGTTCCGGAGGAGTTACACTGTCTGTTACAGCTAAAGTAAAATCACTATCAACAGCATCAAACTTAGAGTTGGAAAATTCTACGGCTGAAATTTCCCAATTATTATCTTTATCTTCTTTTAGTCCTAGTATTTTATATTCTTTATAAGAGGCATTAGTAGTTAAACCTTTATACTGCTCTTTTATTGCCCAAACAGTAGAACTAGGAATAGTTCCTACAAAAGGACTTCCTATTGCTATTTGCGTTACTCCATTAACAACGGATACATCTGAAGAAGTAAAGGATCGAGTTTCAATATTAGTTGAGTTTCTAAACTCAACTTGCATATCATTTCCATCATTATCTTGAATATTGGAAATATTTTTAAGCACTTGCTCATCACTATCAGAGGTTCCAATTAAAGCAGTAGCTGTACCAGCAATTTTTGCGTATGTTACTATATCGCCCCTATTATAGGTATAGGTGGAACCTCCATAAGTTACAGACGCAGGAGCATCTTGAGTTAATACAACTTTACGATCTGTTACAAGGACAGAAAGGCTATATGCATAGTCTGAACCGCTTCCAAAAGAAAATGATTGCGTATTTCCGCCCTCTGCTTGTGCCCCTGTAGAGGCTGAAACTATATTTTGATCTAAAGTAATTGCAGAATTTGAAGAAGCAGTTATTCTCCCGCTAAAAACAGTACCTGTACTACTTTGGTCTTGTACATTGATGACATCTCCTGGAACTAAAAAGGCTGCATTTATAGAAGTTTTAAAAGAAATAAGTTCAGTTTGATTTATAGCTGTCCAAGCTTTCCATCTTCCATATCTAATTGCTTGCCCTTCTGACGTACAACCAAATGCTACAGCTTTCTGTGGTATTATTCTTCCAGTATCAACTATATTTTTTCTATCCTCTAGTACTAAAGGCTCCTGCTTGTAAGAGTTTAAAGGATTATTCCAAATAATAGTATATTGATTAGCTCTGGATTTACTGCCTGTATTTTGTATTGAAATACTATCTGAAAGAATATTGGATTCAGAAAAATTATAAATAGGAGTAGCTGGCATGTCCGATACTGCTACCATTTCACCGTCAAGCCAATAAAGTATTCCTCTGAAAATGGTTGCCATATCTTTCAGAACTTTATAAGCCTCAGTAGCTTTTGTTAAGTATAGATTTGCTGTAAATCTGGGTTCTGTTGTGCCGTTAACTCCTGGGACTAGTTCATCACAATACTTTGCGATCTTATATAACTGAAACTTATTTATATCCGTGGATTTTAGAAAAGCTCCAAGACCGTACCTGTTATTTGTTAACATATCGTAAAAAACCCAGGCAGGGTTATCAGTATAATATGTTTTTACATCTAATCCACTAGAATTCGAAGTGCCTTCATCACTAAATTCTCCGTTCCAAATACCTGTATACGTAGCCACTCCTGTAGTAGTTAAGTGTCTAGGAGTATAATTTGAAGGAATTTTTACTTTTAATCCTCGTACATGATAAGCGCGTTTAGGTGGGTTAGGAAAGCTTTTTGAGCTAAACCTGACTGCAGCCATTGCCGAGTACGGGTATTCTAATTTTTCATCAATTGTGGCGATAACTTGTGCTATTTTACAAGAATCAACATTTATTTGAATATCATCCCAATCAGATCGTACTAGGTGGCCGCCTCTTAGCATACCGGCTCTTCCGTTATGATCCCAACTTGCTCCATCAGGAGTAATGCGCGTAATTTGAAGACGCATATCTTGAACATTTAAATTAGTAACTACAGGAATTTCAACAGGGTATGCAATAGCTGTTTTCTGTTTTCCCCAAAAGTATTTATAGGTAAACTCACCACCATCAATAGAGGTCCAATCCGTTGGGTTTGCCCCTCCGCTTTCAGATCCTTGTAGTTCTATATGAAAAGCAGCTCCAGAAGGGCCTTCATCCCCTTCTTCGTTCATAGAATAATGTCCTTGGGGGAACTCAAACTGAATTTTTATACGATCAATTTCATTAATTTGTGCGCTTGTAAAAGATTGACTGAAAACTATATTTTTCTGTACCATTCCAGTAGGCAATGGGTCAATATCTGGATAGCCCGCGGGTATAGTAGTGGGATAGTCTGCAGTACTATCAAAAGTCTCTAACTGGCTTGATGAAAGGGTAACGGGAAAAGAAGCAACTCCTACTCCGGCTATCTGAGTAAAAGGTTCTTGACTTCTACTTCCAACTCTAAACTGTACCGACGACCCAGGGTATTTTTGAGTATTACTAGGATTGCCCCCTTGGTTGGCTCCTCCATTAATTTTTTGCTCCTCTCCTATGGAGAAAGTTTTATCTGTTATTGCTAAACTATTACTATGTTTTGGAATATAGATAACATTATTACCGCTAACTGTGCGAATGTCGGCTCTCCATACTCTATCTATAAATACTTCTCCATAAACTTCGTTTGTTCCATTTACAAATATATCTTGTTCTGAATTTACAGCATTAACAGTACTTACCCATGGTCGAACGATTGCACGTTTTGCTTGTCCAGAAGTTACAGCAGAACTAAAATTATCTCCAAATAATCCAGTTATACTACCTCTAATAATCTGCCCAGAAGGAAGAACAACTCTACAAACTGGTTTCAAATTATGGAGAATAGCACTTTGATGGGCAACAGGGGATTTATGGCTTTGATAGAAAAAAGTATCCTCATTAAAAGGGGTTGTACTACCCACTGCACAAATTCGTATGTCCCCCATAGTAGTAACAGTAGAGCTAGCGTTTCTTTGTGTACGAATAAATTCGACTTTTATTTTTGAAGAATTGACTCCAAAAACTGTTAACCACCTATACGTATAGGCGTCTCCATAAGTTTCTGCCAAATCATTATAGTATGCCGTATTTCCGGCACGATCTTTCATAGATGCAGTTACAGGCCCGTTCTCAGAAGAAGCTGCAGCAAACGAAATAGTATGAGGTTCTGCTGTATTTTCTGCTTTTAAACTTTCTTTTGTAATTCTTTCCACATCAGAAAGTTGATCTCCTTCTAGATAAACTGAGGCCTCTCCTTTAACGAGCCCTTCAATAGGTCCTTCAGAGATTAGATCTGTTATAGAAACTTCTTGTATGTCAGAACCGCGCTTAGCCTGTGCTTCCGCATTCTGCGAAGCGCCTCCTGCATTAGCTTGCCAATTATAAGGAATACTTACCATTATGACTCCCACTCAAAACCAGGAGTTCTAGTTAGATTTCCTTCTTGGTCTGCTACTGTGGCAGAAGTTCCTAAATTTGAAGTACTTGACATTAAGCCCTCACTACTATTACGTAAATTAAAAGAAACGGCCTGGCCAGGAACACGTAATTCTCCGTATAATACGGGCACAGGATTACCTTCTGGGACCGATTGTTCCGATCCTTGGAATAAATACCCCTCTTTTTGATCCTCATCATTATCAGTAGCAGGGTCTGGTGCCATTAACTCAGCAATACCTTGACTTAATAAACTTAAACCTATGGTGGTTAACCACGTCTGGCCTGTTGCAAGACCTACTACAGTTAAAATAGCCCCTAGTATTGCCTTGAAAGCTCCTTTTGCCCCAACAGGAATCGGAGTAATAATTATATCTCCTTTATCTAAAGGAAGCAGCAGTTCTCTATCGTCCTGCACATATTGATCTGCAATTTTTATTTTGAACGCAATTTTTTGTTTATCTTTTTCTAATAAATAATCTTTTACACCGTCATGGTTTGCATCAAGATATTGTATGATTTCTCGGACAGTAGCTGCTTTTACCTCAGCCACCTTTCCGAACTTTTCTCCCATATCTCCTTCTAAATATAATTTACGCAACATAACGATAAGCCCCTACTAAATACTTCTGCCAAAAAGGAAATAAATTCTCTCTGCAGGATAGTCTATTTATAGCATGATGGTAGAATATATCATTTCCAATATATACACCACAATGATTATTTGTTTCTTCTTGTACTCTAAAAATTAGTACGTCATTTTCTTTTAAATCAGAAAGATCAATTTCTTGTCCTCCCCAATTTTTAATTACATCAGGACAAAAATAATCAAGTCCTTTTTTATACCAATTATCTTCAAACAACGCTCTTGAAGGTATAGTAATATTTTGTTTTATTAAATAATCTCTCATCGCCTCAAAACAATCTGCAATTCCAAACTTATACTCTCTGCCATATAAATCGGTTAAATTGTTTTCCGGCTGTAAAACTTTTAAGTCCATCTCAGGGTAGCTAAAGATATAATAAGGTATTCCTAACGCATTACATTGATCAATATCTGTCTGACTAGGTTCTGGATCTTCATTTATATGATTATGTACTATACCTACTATATCTGTTGAAATCATTAATTTAATGTATTCATCTGAATCCATTATAAAATTATTATTCTCTTCTGCAATGTTTTTTACAGGAAACCATTCTTTTTTACCTTTTACAACTGCTAGAATACCACATGCTTCTTTCGGGTATTCATTATCAAAATGTTCTTTTATTTTATATAAATCCATTATATCTTTCTACTACCTGGAAATCCGCCAAAAGGTAAAGACTGCTTTGTGTCTAAATCCGGTTTAGGTAAAGTATATTGAGCTTCGCTATTGTTGCCCCCCGCTGTCATGAACTGATAGCGTACTTTGCAAGAGTTTAGCAGCTTTCCACAGACATCACCACGTTTCCAATAGTTAGATTTATCTGAAGGAGCCACTGTACTGTTTGTAATTATTACCCTATACAACCTACTAGTGGATAAAATATCAAAAGTTGTATCCGCTTTAGTACCTGCATTATTTACAGGAGAAATTACATAATCATTTCTTTTTGAGTCGCTTGCATGGGTAGAATAAGTTTGTCCCGCTACATACGGCTCGTAAACTCTTACTTGCTGCCAGACATTATTAGTTT